CTCCACGGGCACCGGTACATGGTCGAGGTCGAGTTGGAGGGTCAGGTCAACGACGAGGGGATGGTCCTCGACTTCGGGCAGCTCAATCGCAGCATCGGGCACTGGCTCGACCTGAACCTAGACCACAGAACCATGCTCGGTCGGCAGGACGCCGAGATGCTGGCGCTCCTCGAGGCGGCTGGTCAACGGGTCTACGTAATGCCCGAGTGGCCGACGGCGGAGGGGATGGCCGAGCACTTCGGAGCGACCGTGTTCCCGACCCTTCTTCCCGACCAGGGTGTCGTCGTTGTGCGTGTCACCGTGTGGGAGACGCCGCGATGCTCCGCGACCTGGAGGCTCGACACATGATGTACAGACACGCGGAGAGGGGCGACGTCATCGTCTTCAGGCGACGCTCGACCTGGCGGGCCTGGTTGTTCAGCCCGATCAAGTCGTTCATCTCGTGGCGCATCCGTGCGACCACAGGGCAGCCGTGGAACCACGTCGCCGGGTACGTCGGCGGCGGACTCCTTTCCGAGAGCGAGTGGAATAAGGGCGTGGTGCTGACTCAGCTCTCGGCGTATCCGGTGACCAGCTACGAGTGGAGGGTCATCAAAGCGCCGGCCGGTGTCGACCGCGACAAGGCAACCCTGTTCTGGCGTACGGGCGCGGCTCAGTGCCACGGGTACGGCTGGCGAGACATCATCATGCTCAAGGTCTGCGCCATGCTGTACGGGCATGAGGGCATCCGCCGTCACATCAGGGCGGACGGGAGCGACAAGACGTTCATCTGTTCAGAGTGGGCGGCTGCGGGCTGGCAGGCTGGCGGCCTCGACGGAGCGCTGGACCGGTACATCACACCGGGCGACTTTGCGGAGCACCGATGATTCGGAATTACGTGGTCAACGAGGTCTTCTTCAGTCTCCAGGGAGAGGGACACCGAACAGGAACGGCGAACGTCTTTGTGCGCATGGCGGGCTGCAACCTCCGGTGCTCGAAGGCGGTCGAGGGCTTCGACTGCGACACCGACTTCTCGAAGGGCTCCCGGATGCGGGCGATGGACATTCTCGACGCCGCTCGGGACCTGCTGCCGACAGAGGAGTGGGAGCCGTGGGTCATCTTCACGGGAGGCGAACCAGCTCTCCAGGTCGACGACGTGCTCGTCGGGACGTTCCATCACGCAGGCTGGAAGTGCGCCATCGAGACCAACGGCACTCACGAGCTTCCGCGCGACCTGGACTGGATCTCGTGCTCACCCAAGCTCGGGCAGCACCATCGCACCGTTGTCGACGAGGCCGACGAGGTCCGATGTGTGGTCAAGCACGGTGCGGCTCTCCCTGTCACAGGCATCGAGGCCGCTCACTTCTTCCTGTCGCCCGCGTGGGACGAGGAGCCGGTCCAGTTCCGCCTGAACCTGGCGCACTGTATTCGGCTCTGTCTGGCGAATCCGCGATGGCGACTGTCCACGCAGGATCACAAGTTCTGGAGGGTTCGATGAAGGCGGTCGGGATGGTCAATGTTCACGAGGCGCAGGCAGCGGTCTCCACGCTGCTTCGCTTCCTCGGCTACGACGACGAGTGCGACGGGCTTCGCGACACACCGCGTCGAGTGGTGGCGATGTTTCGCGAGATGACGGCCGGTGAGAAACAGTCGCCCGGCGAGGTCCTGTCCACCACGTTCGAGTCGTCGTACGACCAGATGGTCGTGGTCCGGGACGTCCCGTTCTGGTCGCTCTGTGAGCACCACATGGTCCCGTTCCACGGGACTGCGACGATTGGGTACATCCCACAACCGGAGGGCCGTGTGGTCGGTCTTTCGAAGCTGGCTCGGCTGCTTCACATCTACGCCAGACGGCTCCAGCTTCAGGAGCGCATGACGCAGCAGGTCGCGAACGCCATCGAGAGCACGCTCGAACCGCTCGGTGTCGGTGTGGTGGTTCGGGCTCGTCATCTCTGCATGGAGATGCGCGGAGTGAAGACTCCTGGTACAACGGTCACAAGCTGCCTGCTCGGGTACTTCAAGGACCGCGCCGATGCCCGAGCCGAGTTCATGGCGCTGGCGCGGAATGGAGGTGCGCGATGACCAGAACACGACACGGCTTCCGGTGTCCTCGTTGCCGACGTGGACACTCAAAGCGGCTGCGCAAGAACACGTGCAGCCGGACCGATGGGCGCTTCTACTCGAAGGCGGCTCTGTACCGCCACCTCGAGCACGAGCACAACTGCGGACCGGACAACCGGCCGCTCGAAGGGAGGTACGACCGATGAAGCACTTCTTCCTGGTACTCCTGCTGCTGCTCACGACAGGCTGTGCCGTACCGCGGCGCGGCGCGTCCGTGGACTACGACCGCGACACCGGCGACTTCACGTTCGACGCTGGCTCGACGTGGACTGGCGGTCCCTTGAAGGCGCAGGGCAAGCTGAAGCGCACGCTCCCCGACGGCGAGGTCCTGGAAGGCGAGTTCGAGTGGGACATGAACAGCGAGCCGACGTCGGCCGAGCGGGTCCGCCTCGAGCAGATGAAGCTGATCCAGCAGATCCCCGAGGCGATCGCGGCCGGCCTGAGAGGGTACGCTGCGACGCAGGGAATCGGCGGCGCGTCCGGTTTCAGTGGAGCTCCACTGGCAACGCAAGGCACCAGCGCCAGCGGGACGAGCAACGCGCTTCCGGTCATGTCGGGTCTCGACGGGTCGATCCTCGGAGATTTGGTCGGTGCATACTCTGCGCAGTCGGTCGACCCGACCACGGGGCTTTACCACTGTCCGGTACTCGACAAGGACTTCGACCTCGGAGGTCTGTCGGGACCGGAATACTTCCTGAAGATCCTCGGCGGCGGCGGCTTCTTGGGCGGCGCGACATCGAACAGCGGAACGACGCCAGCCGGAGGTGGATCCAACCTGTCGGACCAGAAGCTCGACGCGATCATCGACAAGCTCGACCAGCTCATCACGATCATGTCGGGCGAACCAGGTCCACCGGGACCGACCGAAGGTCCTTGAGCATGGACAGCGCGAAGGAGCGAGAGGACCCGACGTTCGTTCAGGACCTGAAGAACAGCAAGCCGAGCGTCATCGCAGCAGCGCAGCACTTCCGCGCGCAGGGCTATCGCGTGGAGATCCCCAAGACACGCATTCGACCAGACATCTCTCAGGCCGAGCGGTACAGCGACCGTCACGACCTGGTCGTCAACGGTTACCCTGTCGAGGTGAAGCAGCTCCTGAACAAGGCGTGTCGCCAGTGGACCAGTCGAGGGACGTATCCGTACCGGTCCATTCTGGTCGACTCCGAATATCGCTGGCTTCACAGCGATCCGAAGCCAGTGCTGTACCTCATAGTGAACCGCGCGCTGACCGTAGCGTGGCAGGTTCGCACAGCTTGCGCGGGCTGCTGGATCGCAGAGGACCGCACCTTCATCCAGAAGGGAAGCGGCATCCCAAAGACTCAACGGTTCATGTTTTGCCCTGTGGAGTACGCAGAGCACGTCACACTCCTGAAGCAGAGGACGAGACCGATGGATGAGAAGTACGTGGAACTCAACGAGGGCGACCAGGAGAACCGACCGGCCTGTCCGCAGTGCGGTCGAATCATCACGGACGGGATGACCTTCGTCCCCGCTTGCCGAGGCCGCCACTGCCCGGCGAATCCCGGAGGCGAGGAAGAGGACCCGAGCCTGGTGAAGGCGTGAGCATCGTCGGAGGCTGTCATGGTTGAGATGTTCACCGAGGAGCACAATTGGGCCGACATCAGGATCGCCTGTCCGTGCGTTGCTCAAGCGCAGAAGCTGCGTGCGGCCGGCCGACCCGTCCCCCGTTGTCCGATGTGTGGTGGCCGAGGAAGCGTCCCCGTGAAGGCGATCCATCCCGAGGCGTGGTTCTGCTCCTGTCGCGTTCTCAACGTCGACGGGAAGGTCTGTGGATCCTGCAAGGAACCTCGCTCCGGTCCCGAGCGGTCGGTCCAAGAGCACGGACAGGCCGAGCCCGGTCATGCTCGTACTCCCATCGTGGAGGAGAAGTGGATCAAGCGGCGATAGCATTCCTGGAGAGCCTGGACTGTCGCCGGATCGCGGCAGCATGGACCTCTGTGAACGTTGTCGACCTGGTCGGCGAGGCCCTGGTGGATGCCCTGTCGGACGCGAGCGGTGTTTCACGGTGGAAGACGCGCCGCATCGTGCCGGTCCTCTTGGCGAATGACATCTGTCGCAAGGACGGTACTCTTGACGAGTACGCACGCGCACTGATCGTGCGGGCGACGATGGACAGCATGACGAGGGCTCCGAGTGGCAGGGCGACCAAACCTCCCAAGCGGGAAGAGACTTAGCATCGCGAAGCGCAGGCTCCGCGTGTCGGAGCTGCTGCTCGAGGGAATGAACGCGCGGGACATCGCGCGTAACCTCCGGGTCCGCCTCGACACCGTGTACAACGACCTGCGGGCGATCCGTGCCGAGTGGAGGCGCGAGCAGCTCGGCAATACGTCGGAGCACCTTGTTCAGCGGCTCGCAGAGCTGGCGGCCGACTGCGTCGACATCCATGAGCGATGGAAGGACGAGGAGGACGTATCGAAGTACGCACGCCTCTACGAGCTGAAGCTGCGCAACTACGACATGCGGAACCGACTTCTCGGGATCGACTCACCGGTGAACAACGCGCTGGACGCGGGACAGATGGCGCAGCTCGTTGCCAACCTGGTGAAGGTCATCACCGACGAGGTGGTCGACTTGGCGATCCGTGAGCGCATCGCAGATCGCATCGATGAACTCGTCGTCGCCTTCGGTGGTCCGCCGATGGTCGACGTTGATGCGAAGGTGGTGGACCCGAAGTGCTTCCCCCGGACAGACTCCAATCCGAACGGAAGCTCAAGGCCTCATTCTGCGGGCAATTGAGCGCCGGTCTGAGGAAGGCGTCGAGGCCGCGAGCCCGCGCACGTGGGTTGATCGCGTGGGCTGACCGCTACCTGTCCCACTACATGACCGTAAAGCCGAACCGGATGCACCGATGGCTCGCTGGCGAGCTGGACGAGCTCCGGTCGCACCGGAAGCGCACCGTGTACTGCATCGCGCCTCGAGGCAACGCAAAGACCACGTGGGGGAAGGCGTACGTCCTGCAGTGCGTGTGCGAGGGGACGGAGCCGTACATCTTGCTCATCGCCGAAACGCAGGGACAGGCAGTCAAGTACCTGAACTCGATCAAGAGCGAGCTGGAAAAGAACCAGCTCATCGCGGCCGACTATCCAGAGGTCGCGGGAGTGGGACCGTTCTGGAGCACGACAGCGATCACCACCAGGAACGGCATCCGTATCGAGGCTCTTGGGACTCGCATGGCGATCCGTGGCCGCAGCGAGCTGCAGTACCGTCCGTCGCTGCTCATGTGCGACGACCTGGACGGCGACAACGCTCGGTACAGCCAACTCATCCGCGAGAAGAACTGGACGTGGTTCACAGGCTCGGCTCTCAAGTCAGGCGACCCGCACACGAACGTCATCGTCTTCGGAACAATGATTCATCCCGACTGCGTGGTCGGCAAGATCCACGGCGACCCTGAGACCGACCAGCCTGGTCAGCCAGGATGGCGCGGCCGGTTGTGGCAGTCGCTCATCAAGGAGCCGCTGCGAATCGATCTGTGGGACCAGTGGGAACATCTGCTGCGGTTCGTCGGTGAGCCGGAGGCGGATATCTTCTACGAGGAGCACCAGGCCCCGATGGACGAGGGCGCGGAGGTCCTTTGGCCCGAGTGGGAGCCGCTGGTCGACCTGAAGAAGATGATCGTGAAGGAAGGGGCGATCGCCTTCGCCAGCGAGAAACAGAACAGGCCGATCCCTCCAGAGGGTACGCGCTTCGATCAGATGTGGTTCGAGGGCGAGGAGCTGTGGTTCGACAACGAACCGCTCGACTCCGAGGTTCGGCTCGCCGCGGTGGACCCTGCTGTCGGCAAGGACTCGAGAACGGGCGATTACGCCGCCATCGTTTACTGCTGGTGGATCCCTGGCGACCGGTACATCTACATCGACGCCGACATCGAGGTCCGGCCGCCTCCGGCGACGGTGTCGCGCCTGGTGGAGATCCACGACGCGTACGACCTGAAGGGATGCGCGTTCGAGGAAAACGGCTTTCAGAGCGTCATGCGAGCCAACCTGCAGGAGGAGCTGGTTCGGCGCGGAACGTACTTTCCCGTGTGGGCGCTCACCCACACCGAGAACAAGTTCATGCGGATCGACCGTCTGGCGCCTTTGCTCGAGGGTCGGTACCTTCGGTTTCGACGCGGATCACGCGGAGCGGCGTTGCTCGTCCGGCAGCTCCGGCTCTACTCGAACCCTCCGCAGGACAAGCTCGATGGACCGGACGCCCTTGAGATGCTGATGTCCTACCTCAACAAGTACATGCTGGAGCGGGGCGCAGAGGGCGGTCTGCAATACTCAGGCAGCGTGACAGACGGAGCCTAAGCGATGGCGTTCTGGTCAACATGGTTCGGCCGTGGGAGCACTGCGGAGGCTCCAGGGATCGACCTGCTCACAGAGTTGCGACTGGAGGAGATGAAGCTCCGTCGCAAGATCATCGAAACCACTGACGACTTGTTCGACAGGCTGGTCGATCCCGAGGAAGAGTTCGACGGCTGGTTGAAGCTCATCGCGGACGATGCCAGCGCGGGAGCCACGAGCCCGGTCGAACTCCAGGAGATGCGATCCGTCACCAGGTCGCAGGCGACCGGTAACGGCTACGGGCGCAACTTCTACCGAAACATTCAGAATTACGTCTGCGGTAACAAGGGCTTCAGCTACCGCTTCGAAGTTCCGCGCCGGCCGATTGGAGGGATGACACCCGAGTCCTTCGAGCCTCTGATCGGTCTCGTCGAGGAGGTATGGGAGAGCTTCTATAAGGCGAACGGCTGGAGAGCACGCGAGCGCGAGATGGTCAAGGTCACGCACCGCGACGGCGAGCACTTCATGCGCTTCTTCACCGGCGAGAACGGCGACGTGCGCTGTCGCAAGGTCGACGCCTCGGCCGTGAAGCCCGATCCACAGAACGAGTGGGAGTGGGGTATCGTCACCGACCCGGTCGACAAGCAGACGGCCGTCGCGTACCTGGTAGACGATGAGACGGTACCGGCCGACCAGATGGTCCACACGAAGATCAACGTGGACTCGGACGTGCTGCGTGGGATGCCGACCCTCTGGTGCGTTCGTGAGCAGCTTCATCGTGCGTACAAGCTGCTTCGGAACATGAGCAAGCTGGCCGAGATTCAGGCAGCGATCGCCATCGTCAGGGAGCACGAGGGCAACATCACGCGAACCGGCCTGGACGCCCTGCTGACGGCACAGCGCCAGGGAACGAAGACCGACCCGGTCACGAAGACCACGATCAACAAGCAGCGCATCCCCGAGGGAGCCATCGTCGACCTGACTCCAGGGACGAAGCTGCACTTTCCCGTGGCGGGCAACTCGCTGGCGGCTTTCGACGTGGCGCTCCAGGCTCTGCTTCGGTGCGTTGCCAGCTCGGTCAACTTCCCCGAGTACATGCTGACCGCCGATGCGTCGAACGCCAACTACTCGAGCACGCTCGTCGCGGCCTCCGCTGCGGTGAAGGAGTTCGAGGCCTGGCAGGGCTTCTTCGGTGAGGTGCTGCAGGGAGTCGTCGAGCGGGTCATCTATCACAACGTCGAGGTCGGCGTCCTCCCCGAGGAGGCGATGTACCTGCGCGTCATCGTCGAGGGTCCTGTGGTGGAATCCAGGGACGCACAGAAGCAGGCGACAGCCAGGGCGACCGATATCAACAGCGGAGTGCTCTCGGTACAGACGGCGTGCGCCGAGCGCGGGCTCGACTACGAGCAGGAGCAGGACAACCGGGATGCTCACACCGAGCGAACTGCGGATCGCATGGGACCTCTCATGGGTCCGGCGCAAGCTGATCGAACGGCGGACGACGACGAGGACGACGAGGACGACGAGGACGATGGCGACGGCGACCAGGGCGACGACGCGAACGCTCCCGCCAGCACCGGAGCCTCGGCGTAGGGAGCTGACCCTTGCGCATCGCGGAGGCGATTCACGAGAGCGACACCGCGCTTGCGTTGATGCGCCAGCTCAACGCCAACGGTCTCGCCAACGACGTCGGCCGTACCATCGACCGGAGCTGGACCAGGTTCCTTCGCAGCATCGACAGCGACGACGGGCCTGACATCGCGGTCGTCACTGACCACCTCGAGGCAAGGCTGACGAAGCTCATCAGGAGCCGCATCCACGCGACCGCTCGCGAAGCGTGGGCGCACACATCGAACGCCCTGCTCGACGTGGTGCCGATGGAGGTCTTGTACTGGCGGGCGACTGGTAGCGTGCCTGGTGCGGTCACAGAAGGCGTGGACTTCGCGCCGGGTACGCCGAAGCCGGTGAAGACCTTGTTCCGGCCGTTCTCCGACGACCAGATCGACGCGGTCATGGGGAAGATTCACAGGGGAGGTCAGTGGCAGAATACGCTCAAGAACTGGTCGAAGGAAGCAGAGGGGATCGAGGGGATCGTTCGCCAGGGTCTTACCAGCGGGAAGGGGCGCGACCATATCGCACGGCAGCTCCGGCCGCTCATGGGGCAGAACAAGGTCGCATCGGTCCGCATGGCGCGAACGCTGACGCATGAAGTCACCGTTGCGATGTCCATGGAGAGCCAGGCGAACGCCCTCGGGGAGATGTTGGAGGGCTGGCGGTATCGGGCGACCCTGGACTTCAAGGTCCGCAAGCATCACGCGGTCCGAGACGGTCACGTGTACAAGGTCGGCGAGCCTCGACCGTATCTGCCGGACGGCTGGAACTGCCGCTGCACGTACAGCGCCACCACGAAGACGTTCGACCAACTCGGCTTCCCGCCAGAGCTGAACAAGCTGCTCTCGAAGGAGTCGAGGGCGGCCTGTGGGTACTGGCCGGGTCCCGGAAAGACTGACTTCGGGGACTGGTTCAACGGACTGCCTGCGGGAGCACAGGAGCGGTACCTCGGGCCGAAACTGTTCGGTCAGATGAAGAAGCGGGGCGGTCGCGTGACCTGGAAGAGTGCCATCAGCAGACTCGGTCTCCGCACACCGGCCGAGATCGTCATCGGTGGAGGAGCTGGAGCGGCTGCTGGCGCTGCGGCCGGTCACGACATCACGACCAGCACGACCAGGTCGGCGCGGCCGGACATCGACCTCGAGGCGGATCGTCTGGTGTCGACGCTTGACGCCGTGGACGACTTCCACGTGCAGTCGCCGCTGACCTACGTAGGCGAGGACGTGGCGAAGGACGTGAGCGAGCGGTTCGCCACGATGCGACGTAGCAAGCCGATGCGCAGGCTGTTCCGCAGCCAGAGTCGCCGGGTCCAGGTCCGTACCTCGGAGCTGACCACGACGCACGACATCCTGAGCCGAGACGCCCTGGAGGGGAGCGTACGACGGAAGCTCAGGGCGAAACAGGTTCGGGCGAACAAGGCGATGGCGATCCGTCGGGAGGGGAAGCTCATCGTGGTGGAGGGACACGTAGACTCGGCTGCAGCCGCCCTCAGCAGCGATACCGTCACCGTGCGTGTGATCGACATGGACAACGGTCCCGTGGCGGCCCTGTGGGACGCCATAGGAGCACCACCAGGCGACCCGGTCGCGCTCAAGGCCTGGCGTGCCAGGACGCACCGAACGATCCGTCGTGCGCTGAAATCGGGGAAGTAGAGGGTTGCGACTTCTGCGGCTTGGCTCTTGAGTAGATTGCGTTCACCGGGATGGCGCGTTCAGGCGCGGCCGTCAGACTCTCAACGAGAAGCCTGCGCGCCATGGAAGAGTACCTTCACATCCGCTGCCGTAAGGCAGGCAAGGGCTCCAAGTTCGAGGAGTTCTTCACCGTCGAGGTCGCCGAAGGCGTCAGTGCCAAGTACGGAACGGCGAGCAACGGGAATCACGCCCTCCAGGACCTTCGATTTCATCGTGACCTGTACGACATCGACAAGGCGCGTTCCTGGCTCGCCGAGCACGACGAAGCACAGCTCGCGACGATGGCGGAGGTTCAGGGTGATGTGTTCATCAGGCTGACCGAGACGTGGATGGGACTCGGGTTCGACGAAGGAGCCGAGCGGCCACGCATCGATCGCCAGAACAACGTCATCGAGAACGTGAAGGTCTGCGGGTGGGAGTCGAAGAACCGTCGGGACTACAGGGACGCGCTCGGTGCGGCGGTTCCGTTGTACGACGGTGCGTTCGTCAACTCGAACCACCCGAAGCCAGGAGAGCAAGTCGCGTGGGAGTCGCGCCTCGGACAGCACCGGAAGCCGCGTCTGGCAACGGACGGGATCCGGGCGAACTTCCATTACAACCCGAAGCATGAGTCGATGGAGAAGCTGCTGTGGTTTGCCGAGCACATGCCCGGAGCCATCGCGAACAGCCATCGGATCAACGCTGTCGGCTTCACGAAGCCGGACGGCATTTTCAAGGTCAAGCGGATCGATCGAGTGTTCGCCGTTGAAGTCGTCGCCGATGGCGGGACGAACGAGGGCCTGTTCGAGTCTGCCGATCACTCTGTCAGCACGATCACCACGGAAGGAGGTAACGACGACGTGGACATCGCAAAGCTGACGCTCGCGCAGCTCCTCGAGGGCAATCCCGCTCTCGTTCAGGAGATCAAGGCGAGTGTGAACAAGCAGGCCGAGCACGACGCCCTGGTGGCGGAGTCCGAAGCTCTGAAGGCCGAGCTGTCCGAGGCGAAGAAGACCATCGAGGGATTCACCGCCAAGGAGAAGCAGGTCGAGGAGCGTGCGGAGATCCGCTCACAGTGCGAAGCTCTCGGTCTTCCCAAGAAGGCGGCCACGGACGTCTTCGTCGACTCCCTGCTCGGGAAGGACGAGGACGCAAGGAAGCCGCTCATCGAGGACCGTGTGACTCTGTTCAAGAAGCAGGGGGCGCAGGTCACGAGTAGCACCTCGACGCACGACGACATGCGCGGCGTGACCGAGGGCAGCGAGAAGGAGAAAGACGCCAAGGCGGTCGCCGAGGGTGTCAAGGACATCGACAGCTTCACCGAGGCGATTGTCTCGTAGCCGAAGCTGATCGTACTCCACAGGAGAAAGCCCAATGGCGAACACGCATCGTCACCTTCTCGGTGACCAGGATTACGTGGTCGACTTGGAGATCGCTTCCGCAACCGTTCTGGAGATCGGGGACTTGACCTGCCTCAGCAGCAGCAAGGCGATTCCCGTCAGCTCGGTGACCGGCGGCGATGCTGCGACGCGCCAGGCTGCGGCCGCGGCTGCGTTCGCCGGAGTCTCCCGTTCCGCCTCGGCGAACGGTGACACCGACAACGTCGACATCGATACCGGTGGACTCGTGAAGATGGCCATCACCTCCGGCACTTACAAGGCCGGGCAGATGGTCGCCGTCGCGGATTCCGGGACTGCTCTCAAGGACCAGGAGGTCGTGGTGACCGCTTATGCCGCCCGAGCGATCGGCGTCATCTGGCGGAACATGACCGCCGCAGGCACAGAGGTATGGGTCCGTATCTTCTCGCGGACGTTCGGGCCTCTGGCACTGGACCTCGACACATGAGTTCCCCTCTTCTCACTCCCAACCGAATCGACTACGACAACCTGCACGCCCTGTACAAGTACAAGGGTCCGAAAGCCACGTGTCGGCTGCTCAAGGAGTCGCTGGACAAGGGCTCGGTCGCGCCGACGGACTTCCGCCTTCGCAAGATGGGCGAGGCGTTCGTGGGTCGCGAGTGGGTCGAGTCGCTCATCGATCCGTCGGGCGGGTACCAGCTCCTCACGGAGGCCCCGGTCGACCTCACCACGTTCAAGAACATCACAGGGCAGATCGTGTACCGCCAGGTCCTCCAGGGATGGGAGTACGCGGACGCCGGTGTGATGGAGCGACTGGCTCGCGTCGTCCCGACCAACCTGAGCGGCGAGAAGATCGCTGGCATCGGGAAGATCGTTGCGACCGAGGGCTACGAGGTCCGTGCGGGTCATCCGTATCCCACGGCCGGCCTGAGCGAGCACTGGATCGAGACGCCGGAGACCACGAAGAAGGGTCTCATCGTCGAGATCCTGAAGGAGGACGTGTACTTCGACCGCACCGGACAGGTCCTCGAGCGGGCCTCTGACGTGGGCGAGGTGCTGTCCATCGACAAGCTGGAGCGCATGCTCAAGGTCGTGCTCGGTCTCGTGAACAACCACAACTGGAAGGGGACGGCGTACGACACGTACCAGTCCTCGACTCCGTGGATCAACGTGAAGACCTCGCAGGCCCTCGTCGACTGGACCTCCATCGAGGCCGCGCGCCTCGTGCTCGCGGGCAATACGCATCCCGACACCGGGAAGCCCATCGTCATGCGTGGCACCGACCTGCTGGTGATGCCGGCGAAGGAGTGGACGGCGAAGAACATCGTCGGCGCTTCCGAGATCCGCACCGCTACGCAGAGCGCGGCGCAGACGCTGATCGCTGGCAACCCGTTGGCGGGTAGCGTGAAGATGCCGCTCGCTTCGCAGTTCGCGTACGCACTGAACGTCGCCTCGGGCGTGTCCGCTGCGAACACGAATAACACGTGGATCTACGGCGACTTCCTCAAGGCCTTCAGCTATCGCCAGAACTGGCCGATCACGGTCGTCCAGGCTCCGGCGAACAACGAGGCCGAGTTCACCCGCGACGTCACCGCCCGCTTCAAGGCGAGCGAGCGCGGTGTGATGGCGGTCATGGAGCCGCGCGCTGTCTGCAAGGTGACCAACGACAGCTAGACCGCTCCTTCGCGCACCCGACTGTAGGAGCGATGGGAGGCCCGGTTCGAACCCCTCGGGCCGGGCCTCCATTCTTCCTCTGGAGACCGACCGATGGCGACGAGTGAACAGATCGCGCAAGAGCTGGAGGACCTGTACGAGGCCCGTCGCAACATCGCATCGCAGCTCAAGGACCTGACACTACACCCGAAGCCGAGCTATTCGGTCGACGGACAGACGTACCAGTGGTCGGCGTACTTCAGGATGCTCGCCGACATGCGGCGGGAGATTCAGGACCAGATCAACGCCCTCGAAGGTCCACGCATGGACATCACGCAGGGCTTTACCACGTAGACCGATGGCCGACCTCCTTCAAAGAGTCAGTACCACGTTCCGCCTGATGGGCTTCGCCGGAGGCAGCCGCCTCAGCACCGTCCAGCTCAGTGCGAGCGAAGACTTCAAGCTGGCAGACAACCTCGAGGCGGTCACCGTTGTTTTCGAAGTGCGGTCTGCTGCGACCGCGTCCTCGGAGGTTCCCGATAACAGCTTGCGCGTCCCTGTGAAGCACTGCCTCAAGAGGGCGGTGAACATGCGCGAGCTTCAGGCGCTCCCTGGTGTGCTTCAGACCAGCGACGTTC